TCAAGAACCTTGAAGGCGCTGGCGCTAAAGCCCAGTTCGCCCTCAAGAAGGCTGCCATCCCGGCAGCTGCGGCTATCGGTGGGCTTGCTGTCGTTATCGGTGACGCAACCAAAGCCGCTATTGAGGACGCAAAAGCACAAGCGCTGCTTGCTCAGGCCATTACAAATAACACGCTGGCTGGGGAAGCCAACATCAAGGTCGCTGAAGCGTTTATTGAATCGACGATGATGTCGGCGGCGGTGGCTGACGATGAACTACGCCCAGCCCTCGCCTCGCTTGTCCAGGTGACCGGAGAGATGACTTCGGCACAGGATGGCCTCACGCTGGCCCTTGACGTTGCTGCAGCCACTGGCGTTGATTTGGGTACGGCTACGGATGCCATTGCTAAGGCGTACGGTGGCAACACCAAGGCGCTGGGCACGTTGCTGCCCTCGGTACGCAGCCTTATCAAAGAAGGCGCGTCACTGGATGAGGTGTTTGCTGCTGTCGCTGGTACGGTCGGCGGATCAGCAGCTGTGGCTGCCAACAGCGCTGAAGGTCAAATGAAACGTTTGTCGCTGACCATTGGGGAAACCAAGGAATCAATCGGTGCAGCATTTCTGCCCATCCTCGAGCGCCTGCTCCCAGTACTGCAAAAGTTCGCTGTGTACGTACAAAACAACACCGACAAGGTGCTAGCGGTCATGGCTGTGGTCGGCTCCCTTGCCGGGGCAATTCTCGCATTGAACGCAGTAATGAAGATTATTACGGTGACTCAGTTGGCGTTGAACCTTGCAATGGCTGCTAACCCAATCGGCCTGGTCGTTACGGCTGTAGCGCTGTTGGTCGCTGGCTTTGGTGTGCTGGTCGCTAAGACTGGCAGCGTCAAAAACGCATTCGCCACCATGGGGAATTTCATCATCGGCATTTTTGAGAGCATCGCAAACACTTACGTCAGCATGATAAACCTCGTTATCAAAGGCTTGAACCTGCTGCCGGGTGTCAACATCGGGGAACTCGGTGACATCAATTTGCCACGATTCAACATCAGTAGCGGCGGCACTGCTAGCGGTGCTGCTGGTACGGCTGCTGGCCCTGATCGAGTAGAGCGGATGATTCAAGTGCCAAGCATCCCGGCTATTGCCCCGGTGACGTTGCCTGCCCCATCAGGTGGCGGTGGCGGTGGCGGTGGCAGTCGCGGTGGCGGTGGTGGTGGCATGACCGTCATGCCGTTTGACCCTTCGGTGTATGACCCCAAGAGCCGCTTCTACGAAGTCCCAGCCATGCTGGACGCGGCATACGCGCCAAAGCAGGCTGTGTACAACGTGACCGTTAACAGCACCATTGCCGACGAGCGCCTCGGTGACACCATCGTGAACGCGTTGAAACAGTACAACCGTCGCAGCGGCCCACTCGACGTGCAGATTGCGTAACCATGGCTGCGAGCGTTGTCCAATCAGGTAGCTACTTGCTCGAGCTTGACACAGGCTTTGACTACAACTCATTCAGGTTGGATGACGCAACCAAAGGCGTATTGAATAACACCACGTACGGCTTGGGGCCTCAAACTGGTTACGCAGACATCACCGAGTATGTGACCGAGGTTGCCTACAAGCGAGGTCGCCGCAACGTGGACGATCAGTTTGGTGCCGGGACGATGAGCTTCCGCATGACCGATGAGACAGGCATTCTTGGGCCGTATGACACTGCCAGCCCCTATTTTGACCCGAGCAACAACAAGCCTGGGCTTGCACCTATGCGTCGAGTCAGGCTGAGCCGATCATCGGAGTATCTCTTCGTCGGCTACGTCACGGCTTACAACTACGAGTTTGCTTTGGCTGGCCCTAACACGGTGGCGGTGCAATGTTCCGACGATTTCTATTTGCTGGCTCAGACGCAGATGGCTGCGTTCAACCCGAGTGCGGAAACCTCGGGAGAACGCATTGAGACTGTTTTAGCGCTGCCAGAGGTCAATTACACAGGCACCACAGCTATTGACACAGGCACGGTCAACCTGGGTCACGACAGCTCATACACGCTGAATGCCGGGCAGAACACGCTGGGCTACATCACGCAAATCAACCAGGCAGAGCAGGGCCGCGTGTTTATGAGCAGGGCTGGCGTGTTCACATTCCAGCCGCGTATCGGAGCCACACTGAGCGGTTCGGTCATTACGTTTGCCGATGACAACACCAACACACCGTATGACAACGTGGAGATTGAGTTTGACGCTGATGGCGTGCTGAATCGTGCTTACGTGCAGGCGCTTGATGGCAAGAATGCGTTGGCTGAGGATTTGAGCAGTCAGGCCACGTACTTTATTCAGTCGCAATCGATCACCAACAGCCTGCTGCATCAGCAAGGCGAGATTGATGACTTGGCTGATTATTTGCTTGAGCCTGAGCCTGCCCCACGCTTCACGGCTGTCAGCACCAGCTTTGCCCTGCTGGACAACGCCGAGCGAGCGCTGGCTGCCACCGTGGACATCGGAGACACGATTACGGTCACCAAAGACATCACTGGGCTGTCAACCATCACGTCCGAGCTGAGCATTGAAGGCATCGAGGGCAACATCAATTTTGCGTCAGGGCATCGCATCACGTATTACACAGCCCCAACCACAATTGTCTACGATTTGATACTGAACGACCCGGTGTACGGTCAACTTGACGGCACTAACGTGCTGGCTGCCTCATCGCCACCGCCACCAGTTATTATTGAACCCGAGATGATCACAGTTGGCTTCGACGGCTTCAGCCCTGCAGACGGTGGCCTACTTTATTTTGGCTCTGTGTTTGATGTGCCGATTGCAGGCAATGCTGGGCGACGCAAGATTTATTTTACAGAAGCAGGAACAATTACGACCGCTGATGTATTTACTTACGCCTCAACTGCGGGAAGTAACGAAGCTTGGACGTTGAACATACGTCTTAATAACACAACTGATTATTTGGTCGCAACCGTGTCACTGGCAACACAAGAACGCAGATGGTCAAATGCTGCAATGAGCGTTCCAATTGCAGCCAATGATTACATTGAAATGGTGTTTACAAACCCAACCTGGGCAACTAACCCTGTAACGCTTGTCGGCGGTGGTTACATAAAGTTTGTGCCATCAGCCTAGGATGAGGTAACCATGGGCGCTAACGCACAGACAACTGTTCCAACATTTACGGCTGCACAGGTTCTGACTGCCGATCAGATGAATCAGAGCGCTCGAACTGGCGTACCAGTGTTTGCCGACGCAACGGCTCGAGATGCAGGTTTTGGCGGCACTGGCGAAAAAGTATTGGCGGAAGGCCAATTGTGTTATTTGGAATCAACCAACGTTGTGCAGTATTACGATGGCGCAGCTTGGGCAACTGTCGGCCCAAGCACAGTCGGTGTCGTACAAGTCAAGAGCACCGCAAAAACTGACACGTTTACGACCACCAGCACGACATTTACCGATGTCACTGGCTTGAGCGTCAGCATTACACCAACAAGCGCATCAAACAAAGTGTTCATTGTTGTGGCGTTGTCTATAGGTGGCCCGGCTGGCGAAGGCTCGCTTTATCAAATTGTGCGTGACAGCACAGCAGTGGGCATCGGCGATACGGCAGGTTCACGCATTCGCACAGGAACGCAAACAACGTCAAACAGCACCAATCGAATGGTTGCAGGAATGCTTGCATTTTTGGACAGTCCGGCTACCACAAGCGCGACTACTTACAAAATCCAGATGCGCATTACTTCAGCCGACACAGCAGCGCAAATCAATCGCAGCAATGCCGATACTGACACTTCGGCATTTGCACGCGGAATAAGCACCATCACCGTGTTTGAGGTAACGCCATGATTGATTACAGCGCTGTACTAATCGCCAACTACCCCGGCTCACAATGGACTATTGACAACAACGACTATGCAACATTGCAATGGTTTAGCGATACAGCCAAACCAACACAAGCCGAATTGGATGCAGCATGGCCTGAAGTCAATTACGGCAACCAAGTCGCAGCAGTAGAAACTGCTCGCAGAATTGCTTACGAGCAAGAATCTGACGGTTTGTTTTTTGAGTGGCAACGTGGGGACAACACTGAAGCTGCTTGGCGTGCTGCCGTTGCAAAAGTCAAATCAGCACATCCGTACCCACCAGCACCAAAAGGATGACCTATGAAATGGGCACCCATACTCGAAGATTGGTTGAAAGCTTTCGTCGCTGGAAGCGCCGCCGTGCTTATCACAAGCAATTACAACGCAGAAAACGCGCTAAAAGCCGGAATAGCGGCAGTCCTGCCAATGATCTACGCATGGGCAAACACTAAAGACACGCGGTACGGACGCAAGTGAAATACCCGGTCAAGCCAGTAGTACTACCTGCTGACCTGCGAGGCGTACAGCCTGGGCGATTGCCTGCCTATCTGCTCAAAACGATTAGGCCCTATGGGCAACTACATCCGTTGGCTGCTCAAGCGTGGGAGGCTATGCGTCGAGCTGCACACGCTGACGGCATCAGGCCATTCAAGCCCACAAGCGTGGCAGACACGTATAGGAGCCTTGAGACGCAGGAGCGAGGCTTTCTCGCCCGGTACACGACAGCACCGATTCCGACAACATCAGTACGCACCTACAAAGGTCAGAAGTACTACCTCAAGCCCGGCATGGCACCAATGGCGACACCTGGCTCAAGTATGCACAATTACGCGTTGGCCTGTGATGTCAGTAATGCCAGCGGTGATCGACTCAAATGGATGCTTGCTAACGCCGACTGGTACGGCTTCTGCTGGGAATTGCAATCAGAGCCTTGGCACATTAGGTACTACACAGGGGACAAGGTACCCTTGAAAGTGCAGCAGTTTGTGAGCCTGCATGCCGACAGAAATCTACGTAGCGCTAATTAGCGGTATTGCCATCATCTGCGCAGCTGTCCTGCCAGCCATTCTGATTGAGCGTGCCCGGCGAGAAAATGCTGACGATCACGCATACGTCCGCAAGATACTTACTAGGGTGGAACACAAGATTGACAACCACCTGGAGGATCACGACAATGGCGTTACGCGACGAAATAGAACCAAGACAAAATAGGTTGCACGATTTAGGCGTTTGGATTGATGCACAGCCAAACGGTGAAGAATGGTACGACCTGATTTACAACTTGGATTACAGCAATCACTCGATAGCCCGGCTGTTGACCAAACATGGCTTTAAGTGCGATTGGAACGTCGTGTACCGATTTAGGCGCAAGCATGTCTCTAAGTAACGAGATTGCTGAGGAGCAGACGCTCGAGCAGTTGCGTGAGGCGCTCAAGCGTTCTCAGCAACAGTACGCAAAGCTCAAGGTCAAGAACGACGAGCTGGTGCAGGCTGTGTATCAGGCCGCTAAGGATGCAAGCCTCGGTACGCCACCAGTAAAGGTCAAGCCACCGACTAAGGACACTCGCAAAGGCAAAGCCGAGGTCGCAGTGATTCACTGCACCGATTGGCAGCTCGGCAAGAAGTCCGTGTCATACGGCTCAGAAACATGCGGTCAGCGCATAGATCGCTTCATTGACAAGACGCTGCACATCACGGAAATTCAACGCAAACATCACCCGGTACGAGAAGCAGTGCTGATGCTTGGCGGTGACATGGTGGAGGGCATGGGCATTTTCCCCGGTCAGGCGTACGAAGTGGACAGCCACCTATACGAGCAGCTCTTTGAGGTGTCCAGGCTGATTGCCAAAACGGTGACAACACTTGCCAGCAACTTTGAGACTGTGCGCGTCGTGTGCGAATACGGCAACCATGGGCGCATTGGTCGCTACGGCGAAATGCCAAAGGGTGACAACGTAGATCGAATCTCGTATGAGATTGCACGCAACAAGGTTGGGCACTTGGTCAAGGATTGGCAGTCATCTGATGCTTGGTATCAGATTGTCAAGATTGGCAACTACACGGCGCTACTGGTGCATGGCGATGAAATCAAGAGCTTTGGCGGTAATACGCCAGCATTCGGCATTCTGCGCAAGGTCAACGCTTGGGCAGGTGGAGTCATTGAGGACTTCAACGACTGCTACATGGGCCACTGGCACACGCCAATGAGCTTGACGATGAGCAACGGAGGCCGCATTTTTGTGACAGGCTCGCCCGAGTCGCACAACGAATACGCTCGAGAGTTCGTCGCAGCCACCGGCATACCAAGCCAACGGCTGCACTTCGTTGACCCAGACAAAGGCCGGGTAGCGGCGGAGTACGTGGTATGGCTGGACTAGACGGAGCCATTGTCCAAGTGACGTGGCATGACGCTCACAGCCTTGACAACAATGAATGGCACGAACTAGGGGACATTGATGACCAGCCACTGGTATGCGTGTCCGTGGGCATCCTGAAGCGGTACAAGCGTCACTGCGTGCTGATTCAGACCTGCACAGCCGATCAGGGTGCTGACAACGTGCTACTCATACCGTGGGGAATGGTACGAAAAGTAGAGAAGTTGAGCATCCCACACAAGCGACGAAAGAGCCGCTAAGGTCAAAACAGGCTTCTGGAGGGGCCTACACATGACACACAACCTGATTACCTACGAAGTCCTCACCGGGCTTTGTCCAGATACGGCGCAACAATTCCACTTGGTAGTGTTCAGGAACGCTGAAGGCGAGGTCGTAAAGGCCCAGCTGCGTTACCGATTCAACGCTGACGAGGATTGGAGCGAGCCATCAAAACTGACCCATCAGCCTCGCATCGACCCGGAACACCCGAGCGTCGCATGAATCCCCTAGCAGTAATTGTCGTGGCTTTGTCCGGGCTATTTGGCGTGACCCTGGCTGTTACGTCCGATCCACAAACCGACACCATCGGGCTGGTGTCCGAGTCCACCGTGTACACGGCTCCCCTTTCGGGCACGGTGGGCTTGGACACCGCTTCAGACGCGTCAGGAAGCCCTGAGAGCGTCGTAACGACCATGCCCCCATACACAGGCCCAGGCTGCCGAGAATGGGCTGATACAGCTTTACGAGCAGGCTTTGTGCTTGATGACCTATGGCTGGCGTTACAGGTCGCAGAGTTTGAGTCAGCCTGCCTGCCTAACGCCATCGGTGACAATGGGCAGAGCTTCGGTCTGATGCAAATTCACACGCCATCATGGTGCCAACCAACCAAATACTGGCCTCGCGGCTACCTGCAAACCAAAGGCATGATTGATGACTGCACCGAGCTGTTTGACCCATTGACCAACTTGTGGGTGGCATGGCACATCGCAACGAATTACGGCTGGCAGAACTGGAGCACGTACGACAATGTTGTGGGCTGACTACTTCTTTGCCGGGGTGTTCACCACATACATCGTGGGATGCGTGTACTACATTGTCAAAACCACGGAGAGGAAAAAGTGAGCAGCAACATTGACCCGGGCGATGCCGCGTATCGAGCATGGCAACTTACCAAGAACGGTGAGCGCATGGCACAGTACGGTCACCCATTCACGGACTACACCATGGTGCGTCGCATTTTTGGCGTGCTTACTAACTTTAAGCACAACCTGACCGTGCAGGAGGCCATCATGTTTATGGTGGCAGTCAAATTGGCTCGGCTGATGAAAAGCCTGGACAACGAGAAAATGCACGAGGACTCACTCGTTGACGCAATCGGCTACCTGAACTGTTTGCACATGGCTGACGCACGCGATCAACTGCTTGATGCCCCATTACACGTACTAGGAGACATGGAGTTTTGGCGTGACAAGCCCACAGAAGCGTAAAGGCCATGCAGCTGAGCTTGCAGTAGTCAAATGGCTACGAAAGTACGGAATCAAAGCAGACCGTATCCAAGCAGGTACACACGCCGACAAAGGCGACATTTCGGGCTTATTCGGTGTAGTCATTGAGGTTAAGGATCGAAAAGCACATTCGTGGCATGGCTACTTTGAGCAGCTTCGCACACAAATGCGTAATGCTGACGCATACACCGGAGTAATCATTGCTAAACGCCCAGGCATAACAGATGTTAACGAATGGATGGCTGTAATGCCTGCAATTGAATGGCTTGCATTAGTTCAACTACTTGACGAGGCTGCCGAAAAATTAAAGGAGAACAATCTATGAGTTTCAACCTGGACAATTACGTTGACGTACCAACACGCCTACGCATGGCGCTAGACAAGTTCCCAGACCTACGAGTACAAGAATCACAACCCACATTTCGTGAAGTCAACGACAAGCTGTACATCGAGATACGTTGCACAGTGTGGCGAGACAAAGACGATCAACTGCCATGCATCGCATACTGCTGGGAGCCATTCCCGGGCCGTACGCCATACACCAAAGACTCAGAGCAAATGAACGCCAGCACATCGGCGCTTGGTCGCGCTTTGGGCATGATGGGCTTTGGCATTGATCACAAAATGGCATCTAAGCAAGAGGTAATGGCACGTCAGGAGCAGCCACGTGTGGAGATTGCCCGGTATGACGATGGCGAACCTATCCCAGACCCATTTACTGGCGAGCCACAGACAAACGTGGTGCCTATGAAGGCTGGCCCTGGCAAAGCGTCAGAAAAACAAATTGGCATGATTCGAGTGTTGGCTAAGACCCGAGGCTTTACACCGGGCAGTCAAACAATGCGTGAGATTGGCACAGTGCTCAATCGTGAGGTCGTAAAACTTGACGAACTATCCAAGCAGGAGGCTTCTGCTGTAATAACAGCTTGGAAAAACTAAAGTACGCCAATCACATTGGTGCGTTCAGGCCGCGTGACCTGATGCAGGTGCAAATCCTCGAGGACTCATCATCCCTAGTTCGCCCATCAGAAGGGCAGCTCAGCCCATGCAAACAGATCCATTGCGTGGCGAGTGTGAACCGTGCTTCAACAACGGTCGGGATGGTGCCCGGGGGCACTCTGCCCTGAGTTGACATGCCCTAACACACAACACAACACAGATACAACAAACACTCAACTAACCTGAACCCGACATGAGAGTCCAACATGCCAGCCGATAGCAAGCGCGTAGCGCGCGCTAGGACAAGCGAAGCGCGTCAGCCAAACCACAATGCCTAAGCGCACATCCAACACCGCATACCTCAAAGCACGCCGCGAACTCCTGGCGGATAAACCCCGGTGCCACTGGTGCAAGAAACGCCAGGCCACCGAAGCAGACCACCTGA